GGACGAGCGCGGCCTGTGGCAGAACCCGAAAAAGAAGGCAAACCATATTTGGGACTGCAGCTATATGGAGCTGGCCCTGGTGGAGATCGCGCAAGTCAAGCTGTGGCCGCGCCCCGATGCAGCAGCCATTCAATCTCCGCCGTCCCGGCGGGTTTACAGTGAAGGAGTGGAACGATGACCGAGACCATCACCCGCGAAGAGATCGACTGCATCAAGCGCGAATTCGTGCTGCGCAACACCCTGCTGCCGCCGGTCAAGGTGGCCGAAATCCTCGGCTGCTCAGTGCGCAAGGTGTTTTACCTGATCGAGCGCGGCGATCTCGAAGAGGCCAACGACACTCCGGGCAAGGCCGGCACCCGGGTGGTGGCGCTCTCCGTCGAAATCTACAAGCAGAGAAGTGTCCGCCGGGCTGCCGAGGCCCGGGGGATCAGCCCACTACAAAATAACGGATAAAAAACACGCCAGACCCCTACATTTTGTGCAAAGTCCAGCAAAGTCTCCTACCTCTCAAAACATTTTGTCGGTCAGAATACGCGGGACCCTGAAATTCTCTGTTCTCCAACGGAGTCCCGCGTGGCCGGAATCACCCTCACAACCGCCGAAGCCCAACTCGCCTATTGGATTGCCGCCGACCAGGACGTGGCCGGCGGGCAGTCCGTCAGCCACGACTCGGGCGGCAGCCGACGGCAGTTCACCCTGGCCGATGCCGGCGAGATTCGCCGCAACATCGACTACTGGAACGGCTGGTGCCAGCGCCTGGCCCCGGGCGACAGCGGCCGTACCGGCATCGAAGCGGTGGGGGTGCTCTTCGAATGAGTCTCCCCGAGGTCAAACAGACCCTGCTCGACCGGGTCATCGGCTACTTCGACCCCGCCGCCGCCGCCGAGCGCTACCGAGCCCGCATGGTCATGGCCATCGCCGGCGGCTACACCGGCGGCCGCCGCGACCGTCGCCAGACTTATACCTGGCAGGCGGGAAACGGCGACGCCGACGCCGCCATCCTCCCCGACCTTCCCACCCTGCGCGCCCGCTCCCGCGACCTGGAGCGCAACGCCCCGATTGCCGCCGGCGCCATCGCCACCAAGGTGACCAGCGTCGTCGGCACCGGCCTCAAGCCCCGCGCCTCGATTGACCGTGACGTGCTCAAGGGCCTCGGCGAAGAGCAGGCCGACGCCTGGGAGCGCGCCGCCGAGCGGGAATTCCGCCTCGCCACCGCCGGCAAGGATTTCGATATCGAGTGCGGACACAACTTCCTGCAGTCGCAGGATCTGGTTTTCCGCTCGGTGCTCTCCGCCGGCGACATTTTCGTCAACCTGCCGCGCAAGGCGAGGGCCAACAACCCCTACACCCTGCGCCTCAACTTCATCGAGGCCGACCGTGTCTGCAACCCCCACGGCAAGGCCGACAGTACCACCCTGTCCGCCGGCATCGAAAAAAACGAAGACGGCGCGCCGAAAACCATCCACGTCGCCAAGCACCACCCCGGCAACCTCATCAACGGCGCCAAGCGCGACTGGTTGCCCGTCCCCGTCTACAACCGCGCCGGCCGCCGGCAGATCCTGCACATCTACCGCAAACTGCGCCCGGGGCAGACCCGCGGCGTCCCCGACCTGGCGCCGATCACCGAGCTGCTCAAGCAATTTTCCACCTATACCGAAAACGAGATCCACGCCGCCACCGTCGCCTCGCTCTTCACGGTCTTCATTAAAAACACCACCGGCAATCCGGCAATCAACATGGCGCAGCTCGGCGCGTCGCAGCCAACCGCCCCCGATACCCGCGACATCAAGCTCGGCTCCGGCAACGTGCTGGGTCTGCGGGCGGACGAGTCAATCGAGTTCGCCGACCCGAAACGCCCCAACACCTCGGCCGAGACCTTTCTGCGCGCCATGGCCGAGCAGATCGGCGTCGCGCTCGAACTGCCCTACGAGATACTCGTCAAGCACTTCACGGCCAGCTACAGCGCCGCCCGCGCCGCCCTGCTGGAGGCGTGGCGCTTCTTCCTGCGCTCCCGCGTCTGGCTGGCCGAAGAGTACTGCCAGCCGATCTGGGAAGAGGTCATTACCGAAGCCATCGCCCGCGGTCGCCTGGCCGCCCCCGGCTTCTTCGCCGACCCGCTGGTGCGCATGGCCTATCTGGGCTGCGAATGGACGGGAGACGCGCAGGGACAGATCAACGAGGGCGACGCCGTCGAGGCTGCCGAGAAGCGCATCAGCGCCCGCCTGAGCACCCGGGCCAAAGAGACGGCGCAACTCACCGGCGGCGACTGGGAGCGTGACGAGCGCCAGCGGCAGAAAGAAGAGCGCATGTCGCCGGCTCCGGTGGCCGCCGCCGGCAAAGTGCCGGCCGCCCCGCAAGCCACCAAGCCTGTCGACCAGCCCGAAACGGAGGATGCAGCATGACCATCCTGGACATTGTCAACGGACCCTGGGCGATCACGCCCGAGATGCTACAGGAAATCCAGGCGATCTATGCCACCCACCTGCGCGGCGAGAAGATCGACGTCGCCTCCATCGAGGCGCGTCTCGGCCGGCCGCTGAACAACAAGAAGGATGCGCCGTACCAGGTGGTCGACGGCGTCGCCATCATTGATGTCGCCGGGCCGATCGCCAAAAAAATGAATCTCTTCACTCAGATTTCCGGCGGCGTCTCCAGCGACCTGCTGGCCCGCGATTTCATGGCCGCCATGCGTGACCCGGCCATCACCGGCATCATCCTCGCCATCGACTCCCCGGGCGGCACCGTCACCGGTACCCCGGAACTGGGAGACGTCATCTTCGGCGCCCGGGGGAAAAAACCGGTTGTCGCCTGGACCGACGGCGCCATGAACAGCGGCGCCTACTGGGTCGGCTCGGCGGCCGATGCCGCCTATATCTCCAGCGACGTGGTCCAGGTCGGCAGCATCGGCGTGGTCATGGCGCACATGGACGTCAGCCGCCGCGAAGAGCAACTCGGCGTCAAGACCACCGAAATCACCGCCGGCCGCTACAAGCGCATCGCCAGCCAGTACGAGCCGCTCTCTACCGAGGGCCGCGCCGACATGCAGGCCAAGGTGGATTATCTCTACAGCGGCTTCGTCGATGCCGTCGCCAAACATCGCGGCGTCAACGTTGAGCAGGTCCTCTCCGGCATGGCCGATGGCCGGATATTTATCGGCCGGCAAGCCATTACAGCGGGTCTGGTGGACGGTGTCGCCACACTCGACCAGCTGATCGCCGATATGCGCGATTCGCGCAGAAACCCAAAAACCGTCGCCGCGACCGGTGTTGCCGCGGCCAATCCCCTGGAGGTATACGCCATGACCATCGAAGAGTTCAGAGCCCAGCACCCCGACCTGTTCGCCCAGATCGAGGCCACCGCCCGTCAGGGGTATGTTGCCGCCGCCGATCTGCAGAACCAGGTCGAAGCCGCCGCCACAGCCGAGCGCGCCCGCATCCAGTCCGTCGAAGCCCAGCTCATCCCCGGGCATGAGGCGCTCATCGCCTCGCTCAAATTCGACGGCAAGACCACCGGCGACCAGGCCGCCGCCGCCGTCGTCGCCGCCGAAAAGGGCGTCCGCGTCGCCGCCCTGGCCGCCATGGAGGCCGGTGCGCCGCCCGTCATTCCCGCCGTCGAAGGCCAGGACGCCGACATCGACGCCAACCTGCCCATCGAAGAGCGCACCAAGGCCCAATGGGACAAGAGCCCCACCCTGCGCGCCGAATTCGGAAAATACGAAGCCTTCCTCGCTTACAGCAAAAAGGCCGAAGCGGGCGGCGTACGCATCCTCGGCAAAAAGTAACGGCCGCTAAACACCGATCAACCCTTTTCAGGAGATACCCGCTATGACCACTCTGGCCAAAAACGTGCCCCGGCCGCAGGAGCTGGGCGACATCAACGAAATTCCCGTCGTCGCCGCCGACATCATTTATGAAGGCGCCGCCGTGGGCGTCGTGGCCGCCAGCGGCCACGCCCGCCCCCTCACCGCCGTCGACAAATTCGCCGGCTTCGCCCAGCGCCAGGCCGACAACAGCGCCGGGCTCGCCGCCGCCATCAACGTGCGCACCAACAAGCGCGGCGCCGTCCAACTGCCGATCACCGGCGCCGTCGTCACCGACGTCGGCCAAGCGGTCTACGCCACAGACGACGACACCTTCACCTTCAATCCGGCCGGCGGCGTCTTCGTCGGCTTCGTGCGCCGCTTCGTGTCCTCCGGCATCGTCATCGTCGAGTACGACGTCGAAAAGTTCGTCAACCCCTGGGAGGGCCGCGTCTGCGAAACGCTCTCCGCCTCCACCAAGACCCTCGACGCCCAGGACACCGGCAAGGTCATCTGCTGCACGGTGACCACCGTCGTCACCCTGCCGGCCACCGCCACCGCCCTCGACAACGTCACCCTGCTGTGCGTCGCCCCCTTCGGCACCGCGCAGATCAGCGCCGACCCGGCCGCCGCCGACAAGATCATGGGGCCGGATCTGGCCGGCACCGACAACACGGACCTGATCAACACCCTGGCCACCGCCCGCCGCGGCGACTTCGTCACCCTGCGCGCCGGCCACGCCGACGGCTACACCGTCACCGGCCTCAAGGGGATCTGGGCCTCCGCGTAACCGCGGAGTAACCGCTTTTCATTCGACAACCTTTTCGCATAGGAGACCAACGTCATGGGCGCAGAAAAACTTTCCAGCCGGGCCGTCATGGGGATGTACTACCTGGCCCTGGAGCAGGTGCTGGGCATCGCCTGGCTCAACCAGATCACCAACGCCACGCCGTTTCCCTCGGACATGGAAACCGAAGAGTACGCCTGGCTCGGTCAAGTGCCCGGCCTGCGCGAGTGGATCGGCGGCCGCCTGGCCAAGGGACTCACCGACCAGAGCTTCCGCATCCGCAACCGGGAATATGAGTCCACCATCGAATTCCTGGTCAAGGAACTGCGCCGGGACAAAACCGGCCAGATCGACATCCGCATCCTCGAGCACGTCGAGCGCGCCCAGGCGCACTGGGCCAAGCTGGTCTCCGAGCTGCTCATCGCCGGCGAGGCGCAGTTGTGCTACGACGGCCAGTATTTCTTCGACACCGACCACACCGAAGGCGACAGCGGCAGCCAGAACAACGACCTGACCACCGCCATTGTCCTGAAGACCGCCCCGACCGCCGCCGAAATGGCCACCGCCATCTTCGGCACCATCCAGGCGATGATGGGCTTCAAGGACGACACCGGCGAGCCGATGAACGCCACCGCCCGCGAGTTCTTGGTCATGGTGCCGACGCCCTACATGCAGGCCGCCGCCGCCGCCCTCTCCGACACCATCATCGTCGACGGCTCGACCAGCCGCACCAACACCCTGACCAACACCGACAAGTTCAAGGTGGCCTTCGACGTCAACCCCTACCTCAACTGGACCGACAAATTCGCCGTCTTCCGCACCGACTCCCGCGTCCCGCCCATCATCCGGCAGGAGGAAGTGCCCATCGAGGTCTCGGCCATCGCCGAGGGCAGCGAGCTGGAGTTCCGCGAGAAGAAGCACCAGTACGGCCTCTACACCTCGCGGGCGGCCGGTTACGGCTTCTGGCAGTTCGCCTGCCTGCACACATTCACCACCGCCTGATCGGCGGATTGTTTGCACCGGTAGCCGGAGGGTTGCTCCTCCGGCTGCTTCTCAAACGATTCCCACAAGGAGGCCCCATGGAACGCTACGAAGTTGTCGCCCCGCACGTTGAAATTCACACCGGCATCCTGCAACTGAGCAAAGAGCAGGCCGACGCCCGCGCCCACGCCCTGGACGATCTCGGCGAGGGGCTCTACCAGATCCGCCGGCCGGTGCAGTTCAAGTGCGGCGAAACCTTCGGCTATGACGGCACGGTCAACAAGGCACTGCTGCAGTTGATCAAGCCGCGCACCCGGAAACCCCGAAAATGAGCTTTGCCTCCCTCATGGCCAAAGCCAACGCCGCAGCCCTCGCCACCTTCAGCGAGTCGGAAGGCTTCACCCACGCCAACGGCTCGGTGGAGGGCCGCAGCATCACCGGCATCTTCGACGAGCCGGGCCAGCGCTCGGCCATGTTCGCCGACGGCCCCGGGGTGATCTCCACCGCCCCGAAGCTGACGGTGAGTGATGCCACCGCCGCCGGCATCGACCGCGGCGACGCACTCACCCGGGTCAAGACTGGCCAGACCTATTACCTGGTAGCCCCCGAGCCGGACGGCGCCGGGCTGACGATGCTGACCCTCAGCGAGGACGAGGTCGAATAATGAAGGGTGTTGCACATGAACTGATCCCGGCCACGCCGCCCGTTGCAATCACTGGGCTGGTTTTTATGGGCATCCCGATTCAGGACTGGGTCTGCCTCGTCACCCTCGTCTATACCGCGATGCTGACGATCCGCCTTGTGCCGAAAGTGTGGGCAACACTTCGGGGATGCTCGGGGGAGGGACGCTAAGGCATGAAGCAGCGACTCGTCGATATCGCACTCAAAGAGGTCGGCACCCTTGAAGCGGGCGGCAACAACTGCGGTCCCCGCATCCGCGAATATCAGAGCGCCTCCTGGCTCGCCGCCGGTCCCTGGCCATGGTGCGCAGCTTTATGCTGCTGGATTCTGCGGCGATGGCTGCGGGACACCGCCGTGCAGGAGTCTCTCGGACTTTCCCCCGCCGCAGTCGAGTCCTGGCGCTGCAAGGACGCCAGCGCCTTCGGTTGGGAAGGGTGGGCCAAAAAGCACGGGCTCGCCGTG